GAACCATTGTAGCTTTCTGAGAACATGGTCTGGTTAGAATGATGCACGACACTGGTGGAGCGTCAAAGCCCTCTGTAAGCACAGATACATTGACTACGACCTGAACATCGCCATGAGCCAAATCATGCAGCGTTTGCGCCCTATCTGCCTTTGGGGTCTCTCCTGTGACCAAATCAGCGTTTATGCCTTGCTCTAAGAACTCTTCTAACAGATCTTCCGCGTGTCTTACTGTACTGCAAAATACAACTGTCTTTCTGCCATCAGCATGATTTATGTATTCTTCGACAACCTTTTGATTGATGACCTTACGGTTCATGATGGACTCGACTTGCTCCATGTCAAAGTCGTTGCCCCTAATCGCAACATCATTCAGCTTATCTTTGATGCCGCAATCAATTACATATGACTTTGGCGGCACAAGAAAGCCTTCTCTAATCAGCGTTGTAATATCTATCTGGTGCGAACAGTTATTGAATATCTTTCGCAACCCCTTGCCATCACCTCTGTTTGGTGTGGCTGTGAACCCGACAATCTCTGCTTTTGGATTGTCTTCTTTAACTGTGTTGATAACTTTTAAATATGTATCTGCTGCTGCATGGTGGCTTTCATCAACTACCACCATATCAAACTTAGGACGGTCTATAAGATTGTTGTCACGAGAAATCGTCTGAACCATAGAGAATACAGTATTCCCGCTCCAATCTTTCATTGATCCATTCACAATGCTTGTTGTGATGTACGGGTTTATTCTTTCAAACTTTGATTTGTTCTGGTCAACAAGCTCGTCCCTGTGCTGCATGACAAGAACTCTTTGACCTTTTTTGAACCTCTCCCCGACAAGCGCAGATAACATGATTGTCTTACCCGCCCCTGTGGGCGCAACAACTATTGTGTTTTTGTGCTTATCTAATGCCTTACAAGCATCAGAGATAGCGGCCTCTTGATAGGGGCGCAGTAACATATCGAAATCCACTTCAATCTAGATGGTGGGGGGAATTGGCCTCGCCCCCCCTGTGCGAGGTCTAGCAGGTGTGGAAAAACCTGTGCCGCTAGATTTATCTATTAGCCCAACTAGGAACTGTACCAGATGTCGGCTGCGCTGCCTGTTGCGGTTGAGCCGCAGGTGCTTGCGTCATCGGTGCCTGTCCAGAAGGGATAAAATCTTTCTGGTTCGGTGTTACTGCTGCCATGAGTTTATTCTTGTCCTCATAACCGCCAGTACCTTTTTCAATTCCGACTTTAGCGCAAATTTCCATGCCACTCAAGTCATTTACGCCACCAATGTTGCGTCTTTGCACCGCAGCCTCTGACATATCAGATGGATCAATGCTATTTGCGCTTTCGATAATTGATCGAAGCGTAGACAAACCAATCTCTTTAGCCAACGGAATACCGCTTTGTCCCATCTTGTCACCATCGACAAAAATACGATGCCAAAACTTACGCCTGTCATGTTCACCACCGACAACTGTAAATTCTACTTCCATCCACTTCGCGTTTGAACTGGCAGATCTTTTGAACCATAGGCCGTTGCCAAACTCAGGGATTTCAATATCACCCATTTTGACTGCCATGATTGCACGACACACTGTACCGTTTGGAATAAGTGTGCGTGTTTGTGTTGGTGCTTCTGACACCGATGCGTTATTTAGATTCAGCATTTTCTGTTCCTTCTGCTAACATTTGATCTTTGGGATTCACAAAATTTAATTTGGCTTCTGTGTTACCCCCACTGCCCATTTTACTTAATAGTTTACCAAGGTGTGGCTCTTCGAGTGTATCGAGCCTACCAGAACGATCCTTTGCAGGATAGCCCCATTCATTTAAAGCATCGCAGACAAAGGCGCGATAGGGTCCGTTTTCTCCTCCCAAGACCGCCATCGTGATAACTTCGTCTACGATGCCCGGTAATTCTTTGCCAGTTTTAGAGCCTTCGATTTGGAGCGCATATTGCTTACGCCCATAATCATCAGTATATTCATCTAAGATGCCAACAAAGATTACGTTTCTGTCGCGGATATGCTGCAAGTGTGTTAGCCATGCCATCATCTCACGACCATGCATCCCGTAGGCTGCACGAGTGTCTAGCTTGCCAGTCCTGTCGGATCGTGCTTCTGGCTGTTGCTGACACCATTGAAAGCATAAACGCCCTGCGACTGTGATAGAGTCGATAAACAGAGATTCATACTTCAATAACGATTGATCTGGATCACCATAAATCTGACACACACCATCGTAATGTGCCTGACTATAGCATTGATCTTCATGTAATGATGGATTTGGCCCACCAAGATAACAAGCAAAGTCACGACATTCTGCCCACGTTTGTGGGCGAATAACATCAATAGGAAAACCTTCGATGGCCGCATCCCCTGCTTCTAAGTCCATGAACAAAGTCTTTTTAGGATCAAGCGTTCTAGCTAATGTTGTTTTACCTACACCACTTGGTCCACAAACAACGATCTTATGACCGCGTTTCTCTGCAAGTCTTTGTTCTGCCGATATAATTTGCAAACCCATTATACATCCTCCTCAAATGAGAAACTACCAATCTCCACCGTTCTACAGTCTTCAAGCTGCTGCTTGATTTCTGGTGGAGCGGCTGTGTATTTACGTTCTTCTACAGAAAAAACTACTTTTCCGTAGTGTTGAGCGTTTTCTGGTGACATAGAATTTAACTCATTACGGAGTTTATCTTGATCCCAAATCACTTTCTTACGAACCGTAGCCTTGAACTTCTTGTTACCAGATACGATTTTTGTTGTACCAAAATCTTTACCATCGGCTCGTAAAGCATCACGAACCTGACCTAGCCAAACATCTTGGATTTTTTGATTAACATCAGAAAGCTCTTCTTTAAGCTCTGAGATGACGGTGCGCAGTTCTTCCCTGCGCTCAAGTAATGCGTTGCTCATAGCAACCTCCAATTTTTTATTAGACAGTCAAATGTATGGCAAAGTATGGGAAGTGAGTCAAGAACTTTTTTTAGATAAATATATTTCGATACCCAAAACAGCCTTCATAAGTTTCTTTTTTAGTTTAAATTCAGGGGTTTCTACACCTTTAGCGTCTTCGACAATATGCTCCCAAATACCATCTGCGTTCTCTTTATTATATTTAAAGTCGGCTACATACGCACAGATTTTTTGATCGTTGACCATAAGATTGTAGCGCGGTTGTAACTCAAGATCTGTGATTCGACCTGCTTTCTCAAGTGACTTTAGATATAGGTAACGCTCCGATTCCCACTTTGAGTCAAACTTGATGCCATGCACAACAGTTTTTTTGTTCCCATACTTTGGTCTTGACCTTTTTAGTTTGGGATTATATCTTGGTTTCGAGTACATTATGGGAGTTATGCTAGTGCCATCATCAGATAAATACAAGTCTATAAGTGTCAGCGTAGATACTTATAGAAAAATTGTGCAAATAGCGACAAAAGAGCGGCGCAATATTTCTCAGCAATTGTCTATTATAGTAGATGATGCTCATATGGACTTAGACCGCCCGAATGAAATTGCACCTAGATTTCAACCTAGAAAAAGAGGCACTAAGTACGACTTGTCCCCTGCTGGATTAAGTGCTGTTATAGAAGACTAAAGTAACCCTGCGCTACCTAGACCGCCAAGCAATGTAGCGGCTATTGCAGGGTTTTCTCTTGCTCTCTGTCTAATTGTTGGCAGTCTACCCTCTACTGATCTTACTTGTGGGGCAGGTACTGGCGGTGCCACTTGAGGAACAGGAGTAGTTTGTCTTGGTGGTTGAAACATATTAGGAGCGCTTTCCATCATATTAGACGCAACTGCAGTAGCTTGCCTTTTAACTTCTCCTACACCCTCATCTATAGCTTGAGTAGGTAATTGAGCCATAGATGAACTAAAAGCATTAGCTAGTAAATTACCAAATATTTGAGCTTTAGTTTTTTCTGAAGCACCTTGGCTCATTGCTTTGTATTGATTTACAATACTTTTATATTGAGGCGCTGATCTAAACAAAAATCCAAAAGTTATAAATTTAAGAATTTTACCTATGTTTTCTAATGGTTTAGCCGCAATGTTTGCTGCTACAAGATCACCACCTTCTATTGCTTTAGAATTAAACACCATGACTCGACCGAAATCATTCATGTCTTTAGCCATTTCTTTTCCAAAAACAACTTCTAATTTTCCTGTATTAAATTCTTTTTGCAACCTTTGACCAAACATTTTAAATTGTGCTGGATTACTTAAAAAAGTATCTCCAAAATCACCAATAATATTATCAATATAAAAAGATCTTATCTTATCTATATCTGCTGGATCATCAAAATATTTTATTAACTTTCTTACATCAACGTCCTTTGTCGATCCTTCTGCTATAACTTCGGCTGCTTTAGTAGCAGTTATAGTGCCATCTTTTAGAGCTTTCAAAGCCGAACTTTTGTTCATAGCTGCTTGCTCTTCTACCACATCTTTTAAATTTCTTAACAAACTTACAGCAGGCTGGTTAGCACCAGCCCCTATAACATCATCAATCATACTTTCGGACAAGTTTGATAAATTTAATGCATTCATTTGATTAGCAAGTTTTTTTATCTCTGGTAAACTTTTCCCGAACAATTCTTCGCCAGTTGTACCCAGCCCCTCTATTTCATTTAAAAACTTGTGAGTGCTTACAGCGCCTGTTCTATTTGCTTTTGTTGATTCTGAAAAAGCGTTTCTTAACCACTCAGAAGCTATTCTTGATTTATATGGTTCAAAATCAATTTTAGATGCACTTAATGCTTTTTCTGCGTTTTTTAGATATTGTGGATTATTGGGTTTTACTAAAGTTTTTGCAGCTCCCGCAAAATCTACTGTGCTATCCGTTTTTACAGATCTAACAAGATTTTTAAGACCTAAAGTTCCATGTAAATTTTCAAATTGCTTTATACCTTCTGCAAAAGCTTGCCTTGCTTTTGGTATTTCTTCTGCTGCCGCTCGATACATAGCTTTCTTTTGTGCCGATATACCTTTTAAAGATTGACCTGCTAAAACTCTGTTAACTTCGTCAAGACCTAACAAGTCATCCATTCTGTTTAAAAAGTCTTTCTTTACACCTTCAACATTTGAAGATCCAAAATTCTTTAGCCAAGTATCATTTATACTTTTTCTAGCTCTATAAAGTTGAGAAAAACTTGCTCTATTAGGTAAGCTTACAATACCCTCAAGCATATTTTTTGCGATTTTTTGATTGCCTTCAACAACGCCTACAAATTGATCTAGTTTAGCTGCAGCGTCTTTTTTAAGACCAGTTATATTAAAAGCAGCTACATTACCTGCCCTGTCATCTACTAATTTATTAATAGTTGAAAACTTTTCTTCCATAAGATCATCAAAAGCTTTGTAAGAATCTGTAAATATTCCGAACAAATCTTCATCAAGTGTTTTATCTTTTACAGCAGCCGCTCCTAAAGATTCATTAGCTTGTTTAAATGTATTTATAATATCTTTTGACAAAGCTTTTCTTACAGTTTCAACTGATTTATCGCCAGCTCTAGCAGCATTTACTAAAACATCAGCAACTTCATCTGGAGTAGATGCTCCATAATCTGATCTAAATTTACCTAATTGATTAATTATAGATCGGTGGTTGCCTCTTAATCTTGGAGATGTCCCCATTACTTTTTCACCAATAGTTTGCGGTCTAGCAAAGGGACCAAATACCCCTATTTGTCCTAAAGTTGGTTGAATATTATATTTATCTATGGACATTCCCGCAAGCTCCAACTGTTCATCAGTTAGATTTTTGCCGGGTTTACCAAATACAGTACCAATTGTTTTAAAAACAGCTTGTCCCGCACCTTCAGCCAATGCGCCAATAGCTGCTTCTTTAGCTGTATCTTTTAATATTTCACCTGTATCTTGCGCTGAAGTTCCTTGAAATACTTCTTGAGTTTCTTCTGCTAACTTTGCGGTACCCGTTCCAAGTCCAGCACCTATCATAGCACCTAAGAATGGAATAGGTATAGCAACTTGGCCTATAGCTGCGCCAACGCCACCGCCAAGAACTTCTCTTCCCAAACTTGATAAGTCAGCGAGATCTGCTCTAGTAAACCCGCGTTCATCAATCATTACATTACGATCTGAGTCTACACCAAATTTTTTCGCTCCAGAGGGAGTTAGAGCTAATCTTCCCCTCATATCTCTTGTGTAATCTAATTCAGATAGCCCCATAGTTTGAAGAGCAAGTGCTTGTTCTTCTGCATTTTCCGCACGACTAAGTTTTCTTCTAAGCTCAACATCTTGAATACCAGTTTTATAATCGAACAATTGTTCGTCTTTTTTTCTGGTAAACCCGGTAGTAGAAACTCTATCAGCTTCTCTTACTATTTTTTCAATTCTTTTTCTTTCAACATAATTAGGTTTATCACCTTTAATAGGAAAGTTTATAAATTCACCCGGTCTTATTTCAACAGGTATTTCACCCATTATCCTGCATCCCTTCTAACTAGTTTCCCATCTTGAAATACTAGCAAGCCACCGCCTGATTTTATGTCTTCAACATCTCCAAATTCTTTATTTAATCTTTCAAAATCTTCTGGTCTCAAGTTTTGTGGATCAAAAAGAAAGTCCAAACCAGCATCATATTCACCAAGCTTACTCATAAAAATATCTTCTAAATTATTTAGAGCAGCATTAGTTTCATCAAAATTTGTAAACCAGTCTGGTTTTTTCATAATTTCTTTTTCCCAGATTTCTACATCTCGGTTTGAAATACCATTACCAGTTTCTTGGGTAAGAAATCTTTTAAACCTACCCATAATCATGTTTACACCTTGATTATATTTCTGTGCGGCTGATGCCTCACCAGTATTTAAATCTGGAAATAAGGCTTTTGCTATTGAGTTTAATTTATCAAATGCAAATTTAGCAGTACCACCGCCTTCGGCAATTTCTCTAGCAGCCTCTCTCATGTCTCGAATTAAATCAAGAGCATCGCCTACGCCTTCTCTACCATCAATATATCTTTTAGCCATAGCTGTAGGTTTTAAAATTATTCCTCCGCTTGGGCTATTTTCATCATAAACAACAGGTATTTTCCAAGAAGAAGCATCTCCTTGACCAGTTGCAAAAGTAAATTCATGTTTTTTATTAAACTTTTTAGGATCTGCACCCGTAGCTGCTGCTTCAAGTTTCATTTTTTCAAGCGCAAATTCATTTTTATCATTTTCTAATTGTCTATCAAGTTGGTTGTCATACCACTTTAAATATAAATCTCTTTGAAAATCTTTATCTGCTTGAGCTGCTGCACGTTGATTAGCCATGTCATTCTTTCGCTCTTGCAAAGCATATTGACCCGCTAATAATTGAGCTTGCTTGGCTTCTTGCTTCGCGCTCATCAATGCTGGTAGCGCAGCCTGACCAGCCTCTCCTACAGCATTTAGTATTCTACCTACGTTAAAACCTTTGCCTGCTCTATTTTGCATCAATGCAAGACCTAAAGACATTAGAGCGTGGCTCTTATCAACCTTACCACTAATATCTATACCTGTAGCTTCAGCAAACTCTTTTTTATAATCATCAAGGGTTTTTGATTGACTGGGTTGGCTAGTGCCTCTTACATTTGCACCAAACTGCTCCATTGCTTGTTGAAATGTATTAGCAAATGCATCAACTCCGCCTTTTTTCTTAATATCCTCACCAATACCTTGAACAAGCGCAGTCTCCCCAGCAGTTTCTGCAACCTCTGCCATCTCTGCTTGTGCTAAAGCATCGGCTCTTTCTCCGGGCTTTTCAACCATTTCGCCCCTACCCTTATAACCAACTCCAGTTTTTCCAGCCATACTTTGAGCTAAAACGGAATCGGATGGTTTATCAGGAGAAAGGACATCAACAGATGCATCTTGCACCTCTCCGGGTACTTGAAAGATATTAAGACTAGAATCTGTGGTATCAACATCTCCAGAGGTTTTTATTTGCTGAGTTGCTTCACCTATATTCTTAGGTGGCTGATAAGCCTGACTTAAACCACCAGATTTTAATATGTTACCAAGATTTATTAAACCTCTTTGAAGTTCATCAATACCAGTTCCGGGCCTTTCAGGAATACTACTTGGATCTCTTAATCTTCCGCTTTCTATTCCTAATTGTAACCTACTTTTATTATTAGCAGGCACACTGCCAAGGCCGCGATTAGATAAAATATCTTCATATTCTTGATAAATATTAGTACGAGGTGCCATAATTGTTCGCCTTATTGTGCGTTAATGCCTTGCAATGTTGTATAAGCGCCTATGCCTGCCAATAATGGGTTGGTTGCAGGCGCATTTGATGTTTGAACCTGATTATATACACCCGCAGAAGGTGTGCCAGCAAGAGCGCCATAAGCATAATTATATGGTAATAATGCTTGCTCAGTTGGCCTTTGCATTTCTTTTCTAGCCATGTCGATGACGCTTTGTCTGTAACCTCTATCTGCCTGACCAACTCCAGATAAGAAACCAAGATCTGCAGGAGCCATAGCGCCATATACCCTACCAATGTCAGCGCTCTTACCTGCCGCACCTGCTAGAGATTGACCTATGCCACCAGTAAGTCTGCCTGCTTCCATCGCAGCTTTCTGTGCTTGTTGAAAACCTTTTGACCTTAGATCAGACGATGCTTTGCGTTTTGCATCTAAAATATTTCTTTCAATTTCAGCAGACTGAATGCCTTGTCTTGAACCACCAAAAGCGCCAGCTTTTACAGCTCTAGCATCGCCTCTCATTAATGCTTGATCACCTGCTCTGTTAATGTCAGACATGCTTTCTTCAACTACTGCATCCAAATATGGATTCATAAAGTCTTGTACAGTGTTAGGATCGGTGATCATATCTCTTGCTTGAGTTAGCGCACCAATACCTTGACCTAAAGCTTCTCTCGATTGATCAAAGTAAGGATCTGTTCTGCTCATAAAAGACTCAGGATCTTGACTTAGAAACCTATTTGCAAAATCCTCTAAACCTGTTCTTTGAGCCAAACGATAAGGAGCTATCTTAAACATATCAGGGTCTTGTATAAGACCCCCAGTAAATCCCTTGTTAGGGTCATACTGCCCAAATATCGCATCTAATAAAGCCTTTTCCCTGAGTTCTATATACTCTGGGCGGCGGCGTATTGTTTCCATTGGTTCAGCCATATCTACGCTCCTTGAGATGCTAATTTGTTTTGCAGCGCATAAGCTCTCTCAATACCTTTATTGAGATCTCCGCCACCTAAACCTTTAACAGCATCTTTCTTCAATACAAACTCACCTGCCATAAGCATAGCAGGCACATCATCTTTTTGACCAGATCCTTCTGAGGGCATTATACCGCCATTTCTACGAGGAAAATACTCGCCATCAATATAACCCCCTGCGGCCAAACGCCTTGGGACATTTAATTTAGTAAAACCTTCTACTCCACCAAATGGCATACTAGCTAGTTCTGATCCTTCAACATCATCCGACCCGAACAATTTATCGGCTAATACAGCAGCAAGCCCCATACCTAAAGGTGATTTTAAGAAATCACTATCTAACAAAGATCCAAGACCGCCTTTTATAGGAGAAATGCTTGAAGAACCCTTTTCTGCTGCTGCTGAAGCTAACCCTTCAGAGCTTTGACCCTTTTTACTAAACTTTTTTGGACCTGCTGTATCTGACATAGCTGCAGCCAGCATAGAATTATCAGACAATTGTTCGTCTTTTTTTCCAAAAATACTATCTAATAAACCAGAAGATCCCAGACCTTGTTGTAATAAAGTAGCCTTTGCAGCGTCTTTTGTGTCGCCACCTAAAGCTTTACTTATAAGAAAATTAGTTGCGAAATCTGTTATAGGATTACCAGAACCGCCTAAAATGGTCTTTCCGATACTAAATAAAGTGCCTAAACTCATTTATTTCTCCAACAGGTTCTACGTTATTTTAGCATTACTAAGCTAAGATATCCACTCATAAATCTTTTTTGTTTCTTTTACACGATGATCTAGCCCGTTATAACCGCCATTCACCACCCTAGTCACACGCTTGATTGTGTCATCATTTACACCTTCATCGCATATTTTCCATATATTATTACGCTTGAAGAACCATAAAGCTGAGTCCATAGCGTAATCATTTGATACAAGATCAGGGTTGTCCATGACCTCTGGTAACCTCATATCGCTTGCAAAAGATCTATAATTATCCCGATGGGTTAATTGTAAAAATCCCCGGCCTCGCCACGCATAGCCTTGGCCGTCATTCCCGCCACGGTGTCCGTAGACCTTATCGGCAAGGGCTTTTGGGTTTCTGGCATAAGGTTCTGCTTCTTCTTCGGTTTTAAAATATTTACCAAACACCTTTAATATTGCGTCCACAGAATAATTCAGATTCTCTGAGGTATATTTGAAAGAACCGCTTTCATGCACGGTTTGGCCTAATAGGTGCGCCCCTCTATTTGGAGAAAGCTCATAGTGTGATACAATAGCTTTGGCTGTATTTGGGCCAAATGCTCCATCTGGGTTTACTCCACATTTTTCTTGCAGTAGTTTTAATGCTTCAAACGCCATCAGTCTTTCCCCTTTTTGCTAAAAGATCATCAAGGTTCTTTTCTTTCGTGCCGCCATCATAAGCCCAAGCGTAACCTTTATCTATCATAATTTGATTAATAGACATTGTGTCTTCGTCAGACTTATATAACCAACCAAGCATACGTCCAAATTTACCATCTTTTTCAGTTCTTACAGTAAGCTTTGTAGCTTCCATAAGATGCATTTCTAAAAACTCTGTGGCTTGATAACCCATTTCTTTTTCTTTTGGATCTTTAGTTCTTTTTTCTGGTGTATCTATACCCGCAAGCCTAACACGTTCTTTTTTTGTAAGGTCAAAGCCAAGATCAATAATTATATCAATGGTATCTCCATCAACAACTCTATCTACAGACTTCACAAAGTAAGTGTACATTACTTTCTCCTAACGAATTGTTTGTACCCTTTTACGCCAAATGAGGCACTTATTGCGATACCCAAGCTGTAAAAATACCAGTCCGGTGCCTTGTGGAGCTGCTCAAAGCCTCTGTCTACAATACCTTCGGCACCCGGCACGAATGCAAGTATAAGTGGAATTGACAAAACAATTACGAAAAATTCGTCTTTCCAGCTCGAACCGCTGTTCTCTGCCATGATGCGCTCCCAATCAGCAACGCTAGTCTTTTCTGATAACAATATCTTGGCCTTTGCCTCGGCTTCTGTAAGCTTCAGCTTTGCTTCCGCAGCTTGTTTTGTAGTCTTTGCATCTAGCCAGCTACTGGCTAAACCTGCAACTGGTCCTAATAATTGTCCTATCATGTGTTTTTACCCATGTTTGTGAAACCATAGTAAGCCCCAACTATAGCGGCAATACTGACATAGTAAATATTACTCATGCTTGCCAACATTACTGAAGCCTGTGGAAGCTCCATCCACTCAGTAAAAATAACACCAAATGGGAACACAAGCATACCAGTAAGGCTAAACCAAGCCATTCTACGTTGTGCATCTCTCTTCGCATCTGAATCAATCATGATTCTACGGCGATCCTCAAGCATTATCTCTCGCTCTTCTGGATCAATCTTGCCGTTGTCGTTTAAATCGTATTTTTGCTTGGGCATTTGAATACTCCTGTACTATCTTTCTATTATACCCCAATATGATGAGCTTACCATTTTTATCATAACCTGCAAACTTCTTACCATGTTCTACTATTGTTGGCTGTTCACTTCGAGGCAAGTCACCTTCATGCTGTTGTGTGTTACCATTATTTTTGCCTTTTCTGCTTCCTCTAGGCATTGCTGTTTGTCCGAATATGTCCCAATTTGATAATATTGTAGGCGATCTGTACTAATAAAATGCAAGAATACTAAAACATAAATCATCTAAAGTAATCCCTTATGTCTAGCCAGCCCATGTAATGAAGATACGCACTGGCTCCTACAAAGGTAAAAATCAACAATACAATTATTCCTACTATGGTTATCATCAACTCTTGTCTTTCGATAGCCTCACGGCGCAACCTAGCCTCCATTTCCCGCTTTTCCTGCAACACTTCTTTTCTTATGCGCAGCAAAGCCTGCCATTGGCTCAAACCTAAGTTGTTTGTTACCCATTCGCGAAGTTCCTCCTCGGCTTGTGCAGCCTCACGC